GGCGGACATCTTCATCTGCTCGGCCTGCAAGAACGCCTGATTGGGGTCCGACGGCTGGGCTTGGCCCTGCTGGGCTTGGGCAGCCTGCGCGGCCTGCATCATCAACATTTGCTCAGTCTGCGGGTTCATCGGGTTGTAGTACCGATCCGCGTTGCTGATGCCAGCCATGCCAAGAATGTCGGCCAGCGTGTTGCGGATGCCCGTCATGGTGACAATGCCATTCTGCGGCCCGTAGGCTTGCCAGATTTGCATCTGCGTCTGCATGGTCAGTTGCAGGGCAGCAATGCGCTCCTCACGGCGATTATTGCCCAAGCCGACGTTGGTGACGAGATCAAGGTCACTGGTCCAAGAACGCGGATCGACCGGGACAAACTGCCCGTCAAGCCGGATCATCTCGCCTTGGTTCGGGTTGGCCCGCGCGATCTGAGCAATCAGGCGGAACATCTGTCTCATACCGCCCTCAGCCAGATTGCGGGCGATCAACTCAGAGACAGCCGAGGCGGCCTGCACGGCGGCATTGACGCCAGCAGCAGTCTGCGATTGCAGGGCGTCGGCATCCATGCCCATAGCAGCGCCTGTGACGCCTGTTTTGGCGCGAACAACCTCATCATAGTAATTGATGGCCGGAAGCACCGAGGCTGCCATGCTGCCAACGGTCAACTCGCGCACAGAGCCGGGAGCCTTCACCCGGATAATCGCGCCGATCTCGTTATTTAGAACGTCGTCCATATTCGCCTGTCCGGTCACAACCTCAATTCTTGGGTTATTGACCATCGAGATATTGTCGATCAGCCCGCGCAGAAGGGAAGTCGATGCGTCCTGATCTTCCTCAACAATCTCAGCCAAAGAGCGGCCAAAGAAGGTGTGCGGCTCAGGGTCAACCTCAAAGATGGCGAACGGGATGTAGTCGCACAGTTCGTAATCCAGCACTTCGTAGTCATTGCCGGCGCAGATAAACTTGTAGAGGCGGGGAACGCCCGTTCCTTCGATGTCCATCCGCATGTAGGCTTCGGTAAACTGGACCTTCCTCATGGACGGATCGGCGGCGTTTTCGTTGTCGTCGATGTCGTCCCAACCGCGACGGGCAAGCTCTTCCTCGTCGTCCACGGTGCCATCGGCAGTGCCGCCCAGATTGTAGACCGTCTCGAAATCAAAGCCCATCGCCACCAGATCGCCCACGCGGGCTTCGCTGGTGTGGCCGCAGACATAGCAGTCCTCAAGACGAACAGCCGTGCGGTCCACGAAGAAATCTTCCGGCGCAATGCTTTCGATTTTGATCTGGCCCTTGACCGAGGTGCGGGCAACCCGCAGGCGCGAGTAGACGATCTGGGGCTGCACTTCCATGCCCATCTCGTCAATGATGGCCTCAGCGATGACCGTATCCTCGCGCTCAAGGATTTCGGTTTCCTCGTCCTCTTCGATCAGTGCCACTTGCTCGGGCGAAAGGTCGGTGTACTCGTCGATTTCGACGCTCGGCACCTCGTCGTAATAGACCTTGGCCACGCCCACCTTTTTGATAAGCGCGTCGTGGAATACGTCGGACAGGATGCGGAAGCCGTTGTTGCGCTCGAACACATACATGGCATATTTGGTCGCCTGATCCGCGCCCATTGCTGCCTGTGGGGTGGTCGGGGCAAACTCGACCGGCTTGTCGGATTGCAGGAACACCCGCATCAGGGCGGGCTTAATGGCGCGGATGGTGTCGCGCACTTTGGTCGCGACAACCTTCGATCTGCCTTCCTCGTATTCAATCGCAGACTTGCCGTCGAAGTATTTTTGCGAACGGATGCGATCCGGCGCAATTTCCGTTTCCACGAAATCCACGGCCTCGCGCACGGAGCTTGTGATGGTGTTCTGGATTTCGTCGTCCGTCAGGCGTTTCGGCTGCATCTGTCTTATCACTCCCCAAATTGTTGCGCCGTTTCGCGCCCTGCCGATGGAGCAGTACCAGAAACAAGCGCGCTGGTCACCAACTTGGCCAGCATATCTGTTTGCGCGTCAGTCAAAGCCTGACCCTGCATTGCTGCGTCAAGCACGCGCAAAGCTGCGACAGCATCAGGCCCACGCTTTTCGGTCAAGGCTTTTGCCAAGTCCATGTAAACTTTCTGGCGCTGTGCAACACTAAATTCATCCGTGTAACCCGTAACGGCTTGGATGATCCGCTTTGTGGTGTTGATAGGCTCGCCACGTAGGGCCTCACCAAACGCGCCAGCCGATGTAAGTTCTTCAACATTTTGCGCCGTTGCCTGACGAATAGCGGTGCGTGAGTTGACCGACATTGCTGCTCGGGTTTCTGCTGAAACCATCGCCTCGTCCAGCATTCGGATCACATCGTCGGCCTCCGCACCCATGACGGCGCGAATTTTCTTTCTTGCATTGTCACTGCCCATTTCGCGCATCACCGCAAGGGCCTGACGGGCGTCAATGTTCGGGTCGCTGGGGATGCGGCGCACGTTTCCAACGATCTCTTCAATCCGGGTCCGCATACCACGTTTTGCCGCTTCAATCTGCGCGTTTGACGGCTTTGCGCCAAGGCCCAGTTTGACATCCTCAACGCGCGTGCTGGGGCTGAGTAAATCCATACCAAGGCCAAAAGCCTCGCGCTCCTGAATGGTGTCTCCACCCAGTTTGAGAGCCTGTCCATAAAGGCTTTGCCCAGTTGCGGGGTCAATCGTGGCGTCTTCGATGGCATCTCGCAAGTCGTTTGCTTGGCGGGCATAACGCAGGCTTTCTGGCGTATTAACAGTGGTCACGCCTTCTGTGCGTTTTGCACCCCTTGCCAACGCGTCAAGCGCCCGTTTCAACTGATCCAGTTGAAGGACGTTCGGCATTTCAACAAACTCAACTGTTCCATCGGCTCCGATCTGAGCCATGATTTGTTGGTTTTGAGTGCCAAGGTCTCGCATCTCTGCGTTAGCCTTATTGATCGCAGACATAAGAATGTCTGGCTCAATGCGATTGAACACGATGTTTTCAATGTTCATCCCAGCCTGCGAGGCGTAGTCAATCGGAGCAGAGTAAGCCTTGCCATACGCATCTCGGCGAGCCGCAGATGTGCTGGACATAATTTCAGAAACGGCTGTGACAGGCCCCTCGGCTGGTTGCCCAAGCAAGCCCGTCAGGCGCGTGTCCATCTGCCCAGCAACGCGGGCCATACGGTCTTCAATGGGCTGACGCGCGGCGGCGGCGGCAGACGGGCCAGACGCGGCAGTCGCGTCAAGCAGGGCCTGTGCTGCCATACCAGCATCCCCCACCATGCCTTCAGCCCCGGCTTGCTGAACACGCGAGATGGCGTCATTGATGTCGCCGCCCATTTCAAACGTGTCTTTGATAACGCGCGCGGCGTTTGTCGAAATGCCAAAAGTCGCAGCGATTGTGTCAAGGTCGCTGCGGCGGAATAGAGATGCAACATTTCGCACCCCTGCCTCAACAAACGGCGCAGCACCGCCGAGTAGGCCGCCAATCGTGCCGCCGAAGGCCGCACCCGTTGCCGCGCTTGATGCACGCTCCTCTGGCGTGACACCTTCGCCGGAGCCATAAACTCCACCCTCAAATGCACCCGCGCTACCGGCTGCCAGTGCGGTTCGACCGATCTGGGCTGCACGCGATCCTGTACCAGCAATCGCAGACACACCCTGAGCTAATCTTTGCGGACCAGCAACTGCGCCTGCCCCAAGGCTTCCAGTGATGCCACCAGCAATATTCAAGCCAAGAGTTTCGCCCGGACGCTGACGCTGCATTGCCCCAGACAAAGCGCGCGCCCCTGCGGTAGCTTCTGGGCCGAGAACGCCAAGGGCTTCATCAAGGCGCGAGCCAACGAACGGCACGCCGCGAACAAACTCGCCAGCGCGCGCTGCCGTTGGGTATTGAGCAAGCAGGCTCTCATCAATGTTGGTGCGAGAGATTTCGCCTGCGCCAACTCCACCCATCGCCTTTTCAACTGCCGCAGGATCTGTGCTGCTAAAGCCGGGAGAAACGACGTATCGCATCCCGTTTGGGCGCTCAAATACTCGAGTTGTTCCATTACGGGCAATAACGCGAGCGGCTGTTGCCGTGTCAATTTTAGCCGCCTTTGATGCGGCTTCCTCTGGGCTTTTGGCGCGAACCTCAAACTCAATTCCGTTCTTGGTGACCGGGTATGTTTTTTCGCCGTTCATTCAATAGGCTCCCCAACCGTAACGCCGTTGATGACGTTTCCGCCGCTATACTCGTCACCCTCTCTAGCCTGCACGCCAGCCAAAGCACGGCGGCGACCACGGTCAAGGACGGCGTTAAGTTCTTTAAGAGCAGCGGTGAAGGCCGCTTCATCTTGTGTGCGCTGCAAGCGAGCAATGGCGTTCTGCGCGGCAAGACCTTCGCGTTCCGTAATCGCGCCACCACCTTTGAGGCTTTCGAACGCTTGCAGAAATGCCTGACCTTGGAGTTGTTCAACCTTGGCTAAGAGGTTTGTCCCAGCCTGCGTCAGGGGCGGAATTCGGCCTTGGAGTATACCCGTGATGCTTGGAAGTGCCGGGTCTTTGATGACGCTGTCAATCAGTCTCATTGAGTCTTCCGCCGTGGCGGCGAAGGCAGACTTTTGGCTTTCCACCGCAGCAACCTCGGTGGCGGCAGGCCCGCCGGGGATTGCTTCATATCTATAGGTGCCGTCTGGGTTCTGGATGGCCTGATAGCCGGGCGGGATTGTTCCAATAGTCGGTTGCCCCGGCAGGTTGACGTTGACCCCGCCGCCGCCGACCTTCGTCAGCGTGCCATCCGGCTTGAGGCTGTAAAGACCCTCTTCAATCTTAGCGCCCGGATACATTTGACGCAGAGTAGCGGCGTCAAGCACGCGGCCAGTTGCCTCCTGCGGCTCCAGTGCAGCGCGCAGCGCATCCGCAGCAGGAAGCCCACCCATCATAGCTTGTGCCAGATCATCACGACCGCGTGAGCGCAGCCAAGCGGCTGTGGCATTGTTTTGACGTGCGGCCTCACGGCCCTGCATGTCGGTCTGAATTTGCCCGATCAGCGCCTGATTAGGGTTCTGCGTCAGACCCTCCAAGGCCAACGCAAGGCGCTGGCGGGTATCACGACCCTGCGGCCCGAAGAAGCCACCGAGCAAGCCTTGGCGCTGCGGTTGAGTGATAG